TCCGTGAGGCGTACGGTATCGCCCGCCAAAACGCCAAGGTGTTCCCGATGAGCAACGACAACTTGCTCGTGCCAAACGCCTCGGCCTCCACGACGATCTACTACCCGGGTGAAAACACGGCGATCACCGCGTCCGACTTGACCTTCAGCCAGGTCAACTTGACCGCCAAAAAGATGGCCGTTCTTACGCAGGTCTCGAAGGAACTTGCGGAAGACTCTGTCATCGACTTCGGTGCCACGTTGGCGCGTGACATGGCGTTCGTAATGGCGAAGGAAGAAGACCGCGTCTGCTTCAACAACGCCAATGATGCGACGTCCGGCATCACTGGTGCGCTCTGGGGCGTGTACAACTTGGACGCCACCAAGGCCAACATCGCGTCGCTGGTGCTGTTCACCACGGCGCAGACGGTTGCCTTCTCGCCCACGCTTGCGAACATTCGCAGCATGGTCCAGAAGCTCCCGACGTACGCCATGAACGCCAAGTGGTATATGCACAAGGAAATCTGGTACACGGCGATCTCGCCCTTGCTCGATTCCCTCTCCGGCAACGCCATCGGCGACATCATGAATGCCTACGGCCCCAACCCGACCCTCTACGGCTATCCCGTGGTGTTCGTGCAGAATATGCCCAAGACCCTCACGGCCTCCACGCCGTACATCCTGCTCGGCGACCTCTCGGTCGGTACGGCCTTCGGCGATCGCCGCGGCGTCACGATCGAGGTCTCCGATCAGCGGTACTTCGTTGAGGATGCTTTGGCGTTCAAGGGCACGGAGCGCTTCGCCTTCGTGCCGTTCGACCTCGGCAACGTGTCCGCGACCGCGTCCCTCCGCGTTCCCGGTTCGCTCATCGTCGGCGCTTCCCAGGCTACCTGATACGGGCTCTGGGTTTCGATCGCAGGCCTCGGCGCAAGCCGGGGCCTGTTCCATGTGGGATACTTGAGGTATGAGCCTGACGAGAGCCTCCGCGATCGCACGTGTCTCGATGTATTGCGACGCCCAGTCGTATCCCCAATTGTCCACGACGGACATTGGGCAGGTGCTCGACGATACCGTCCGATTCGGCGGCGTCTGGACCGCCAGCACCACCTATGCCGTTGGTGATCGGATCGTCCCTGCAACGCCCAATGGCCGCATCTACGAGTGCCAGACCGCTGGCACAAGCGGCACCACGGAGCCAGGCTGGCCGCGCTACGGGTCGTATATCTACTGGTGGACCGAGGATGGCACAAGCAACCCAAGGCTCCGCTGGATCGATATGGGCCCAGCCAACGTCGAGCAGTACGACGTCCGCACGGCGACCCAGCGATGCTGGTTGATCAAGGCATCCCGCGTGGCGGGCGAGATCGATGCCAAGGATGGCACCAGCGATGTCAAGCTGTCCCAGCTCCGTGAGCACTGCGTCAAGATGGCCGAGCGATACCGGCCAATGGTCATCGCCTGATGGACGCCCTTCTCCGCGATCGCCTCTCCGCGCGGTTCGTCTCACGCCTCTGCCCTGACACGGTCGAGGTGCGACGGCTTACCATGACGGACGATGGGCGCGGAGGAAACACGTTGTCCTGGCGGACAATATGCACGCAAAAAGGCCGTATGAGTGCAGGTGCCGGTGACGAGGGTCAGCCCGGAGGTGGCATCGAGACCGTCGCGCGTTGGCGTCTACTGATCCATCGATCGGTCGATGTCCGAGCTCAAGACCGCATCTACGTCCCTGGCAACACGACGCAGTACTGGGAGGTTGTCGGGTCGGATATCGGTACGACCGACCTGCTCATACAACACATCGACTTGGAGGAGCGGGCGCAATGACGGCGAAAGCGAATACGGTGACACAAGGACCTGATACTCCCGGCCCATGGGCGATGGCTTTGGTGCAGATTATAGGTACCGTCGTTGCCGTGATCATTGGCGGCTGGACGATCGCAACGCAAAACCAACTGCGGGCCGAAGAAACAGCCAAATCCCTCGCCCGCATCGAGGAAGGCGTCCGCGCTCAATCGACCAGGCTGGACGGCATCGAGGAGCGGTTATTTCGCTTGGAAAGCACGAAGGTCAAATGAAGCGGGATGAGATGGTCGATATGATCCTGAAGCTCTTGGCATTCGGATCGATCATCTATATCGCGTACCTTGTGATTATCGTCCTTGGAGCGGTTATACATGAAGGCTGATATGCGGAACGTATCAATAAAGCGACTCGCGGCCGTGCTCCTGGCAACAAGCATTGCGGTGGTTTCTCCTGCCATGCAACAGGCGTTTGCAACTCCTTTGCCGCAGGAGGCAGGGCTGGAGGAGATCGCGGCGCGGATCAAGTTCGCCGGGTTGATGAGCGTCAATGCGTTGATCCCCGCGATGGTCGGTGCGCTGATGGGCTTTTTCACGCGCGCGGACAAGACCGAGCCGGTCTTTGCCTTGTCGAAAAAGGGTGGTGAGTGATGGCGTTGTCGCAGACGCTTATAGCCAAGACCGTAGGGCCGAACGGCGACATCACTTTTGAATTCGCGGATGGAAATGCCTTGACATTCATGTCGCAGGCTGATGTTGACGTGTATGTAAATGACACGGCCTTGAATAATATGATGCCGAATATACTACGTCTATTCTTGGTTGCATACAATGGCGAGAACGGAAACGTTGTCAATAAAACGGCCACGTATGACTTGACTGTAAACTCCGGAAACGTGGTGCGTATCCAATGAGTAGCTTTTTTGAATTTCCATCGCATGGATTCAGATTTATACAGAGTGCTGGTCCATCAATCACATCTACTCAATTGCAGACGACTGCCACGGAATTCAATACCTATTTTATAATCCCGGAAGCCGCGACAATTACAACTGTTGGATGGCGTCAAAATGGTTTGACTGGTGCGCCTGGAACACTCCGCGTAGGTCTACAGGGTGTTTCCGCAACAACCGGCCTGAATGATGGAACGTGGCTCGGTGGAGCAACAAACTTTGTGGACTACACGGGCTGGTCTACTGGCAACAACGGAGCATTCGTAACGCATACGCTTCCTACGAGTGTCACGACGACACGGGGTCAATTTATTGCTCTTGTGCTTCGATCTCAAGCCGGTACTTGGGATGCGTCGAATCGTGTTCAAATATCTCGCTTTGTAAGTATGGGAGGCACTAGTGGAACTGGGCGTTATTTCAGCCCTCCATATTCCAGTGCTGCTGGAACTATCGATGCGACTGCGAACAATGATGAAATTTTCCTTCTAAGGTCATCGACAAAAACGTATGGCAATCCGTTTGTATCATCTAACGCCGTGGCTGCGACAAATACTAGCAACCCTGATGAAATGGGTTTGGCATTTACGATGCCATCAAGTGGTTTCTCTACCTACGAAATAATCGGTTGCAGATTCAATCTTGGTGTAACTACAGCAGGCGGCACATTCGATGTAACGCTATATAACAACACGACGGTGCTTCAGCAAATAACAATTGATACTGATCAATTAGCAAGATCTGCCACAGGGCCATCGGAATATTATTTCGACGAAGCCACTCTATCTACTCTCAATAGTGGCACGGAATATATTCTTGGTTTGAAAGCAACAAGTACAGTCAATGGCAATATGTACTACCTCACATTTCCGACCGCGAACGACATCACGGCGTACAGCAACCAATCAATCAGATACTGCGAACGGCAAACAACTGGGGCATGGTCATTTACCAATGATACAAGGTTGCCGATCATCACCGTATTGGTACGGACGACGGCATTCACCGGCGGGTCTGGCGGTCTGTTGGTGCATCCCGGCATGGTCGGAGGCATGAGAGGTTAGGCTATGAGCAAAGAGATCATCAAACGTGGTGCCACATCCAACCTCCTCCGCGTTTTCCTCCAGGACTCGACGGTCACGACTGGCGCGGGCAAGACGGGCCTTGGCATCGCGTCCGCTGGCCTGATCATATCGACCATCGCGGACGTCGAGGCCACGGCGACGACCTACACGGCTGCAGGCTCCACCATCGAGACCGTGACCACGCTCGGTACATTCGCGGCTCCGACGGCCACCAAATGCCGGTTTCGCGAGGTGGACGCGACCAACCTGCCAGGGCTGTATGAGATACAGATCGCGGATGCCCGGTTCGCCGTTGCCAACTCCACGCAGATGATTGTGGCGATACAGGCGACCGGTATTGCACCGGTGTACGTCGAGTATCAGCTGATCGCGGTGGACTTGATGGACACGGTACGATTCGGCCTCACCGCTCTCCCCAACGTGGCCTCCGGCTCCGCGGGCGCGATCATCACCAGCGGCACCGGCACGGCCCAGCTCTCGACCACGAGCGGCAACGTCACGGTCGGAACCAACAACGACAAGACTGGCTACTCGCTCACGCAGGCGTTCCCGACCAACTTCTCTTCGCTGGCTATCACGGCCGGCGGCGCGGTCACCGCTGGGACGGTTTCGGACAAGACGGGATACTCGCTCACCCAAGCCTTCCCGGCGAACTTCTCCTCCCTCGCGATCACGGCTGGCGGCGTCACGACGGCCAACACGACGCAATGGGCGGGCGTGGCGGTCACCGGGATGCCAATGCCGACCTACACTCAACCGAGCGGATTCCTTGCCGCCACGTTCCCGGCAACGGTTTCCAGCCTCACCGCGGCCAACGTGTGGGATTACAACGTGAGCGGTTATACGACTGCTGGTTTCGCCGGAACGTACCTCAAGGGTGCAGGCTCCGCTGGCGACCCGTGGTCCACCGCTTTGCCAGGAACCTACGGCGCGGGCACAGCGGGCAACATCATCGGCAATCGCCTGGACGCCGCGATATCGAGCCGCATGGCGACATATACCCAGCCGACAGGCTTCCTCGCCGCGACGTTCCCCACCACGGTTGCATCGACCACCAACATCACCTCCGCGACCGGCATCACGCTGGCGGCGGTGACCCATACCGGCGCGACGATCCCGACGGTGACGACGGTCACCAACGCGGTGACGGCTGGCACTGTATCGGACAAGACGGGCTACAGCCTGGCGACCAGCCAGACCTTCAACACCACCGGCTCGGTCGGCTCGGTAACCGGCGCAGTGGGATCGGTGACTGGTGCTGTTGGATCGGTAACCGGCAATGTCGGAGGCGATGTCTCCGGCAAGGTGCTGGGTGGCGGCGTCTCGACCATTACGGGCGACGGCGTCCGCGCATCGAGCGTGACTGGAGCGGTCGGGTCCGTAACCGGCTCGGTCGGTAGTGTTACTGGTAATGTAGGA